GTTTCTTGGCGGGCAAGGACACAACAGAAGAGAAGGCTTCCATTGAGGCTTACAAGAAAGAGTATTCTGACTATTGGAAAGAAATCATTGGAAGTGATGGTGACTTTGTTTTGAAAGAAGACAAGGACCCTGACGCACTTTAAATTGCTCTCAGGTATATCATATTTAAAAATGAATTGGTTAGGTTCCGATTTAATCAGTCATTTTTCTTTTGTACAACAATTAAAAAAATATAATTGAAAACTCTATTAGTTGATGGAGATAACTTATTCAAAATCGGATTCCACGGAGTCCGCGACTTATTTGTTGAGGGAAACCACATTGGTGGAATCTACCACTTTCTCAACACACTTAGAAAACAACTTGTGGACAATGAATATGACAAAATTGTCGTGTTTTGGGATGGAAAACATAACTCCAAAACTAGACGTGAATTATATCCTGCATACAAGCTGAATCGTAAAAACAATATGACTGAAGAAAAACTTGAGTCTTATCATTTACAAAAATTTCGCGTTAAACAATACCTTGAAGAAATTTTTGTTCGTCAAGTTGAAATAGAAGGTAATGAATCGGATGACCTCATCGCATTTTATTGTCAAATTTCAAGTGATGAACACAAAACTATTTTTTCTTCAGACAAGGATTTGTTGCAGTTGATTGATAAACACACAAGTTTGTATTCCCCATTACAAAAATTTACCTATAAAAATGGTGACTTAGTAAAATTTGGTAATTCATATATTCCTCACAAAAATATATTGGTTGTCAAAATTTTTTTAGGAGACCAAAGTGATAATATTCAAGGTATTAGTCGTCTTGGAGAAAAAACATTTGTAAAAATTTTTCCTGAGGTACTTGAAAAGTCGGTTTTAATTTCTGATATTTTAACTAGAACAAAGAGTTTAATAGAAGAAAATCCAAAACAAAAAGTTTTAAAAAATATTCTTAATGGTCTAACAAAAGATGGTGAATTAGGAAATGAATACTACATAGTAAATCAAAAAATAATGGACTTGAGTAATCCATTAATAACTGAAGAAGCCAAAGAAATCGTACGACAATATTATAGTGAATCGCTTGACCCAGAGGGAAGAGAAAGAAAGACGATAATAATGATGATGATGGAGGATGGTTTCTTCAAATATCTCCCGAAAACAGACGAAGCGTTCGTCGAGTTTTTGAAACCCTTTTTAAAACTAACAAGAAAAGAAAAAAGACAATTTAATCAAACTAAATTTAATTAAACATGAAAGAAGAAACTCTAATTAAAATGGAATTTTTGTTGACCCTCAATGATAATATTGTGGTACAACGTTTTTTTAACGTAAGAAATTTTAATCCTTATGCACGCAGGTCCTATGATTTGGCATTTTTTATGAAGCAAGTCGAAGATGATTTGGCGAGTGATTTGAAAATGAAAACAGTATTGTATTTGATGGATAATCAAGATGCAATTTTTCTAGACCCTGAGCTCCTTAACACTTCAAATACTGACGAACCAGAGAACTTTAATATGTATGTCAAATTGGCAGACGAGATTATTTTTCACAGAATTTTTGATGGTAAACTATACCCTCCCAAAGTCCGTTATACCGTTGACGTACGCCCAAGCTTGAAAAACATTCTTAAAGGATTGACTGACATTTTTTCCGGGGAAAATTTGTATTTCGAGTATATGGCCTACGACCTAAGTCGGTAATATTTACTGAATACACTACATTTTATGACTAAGAATTTCGATTATCTAGGAAACACATTTCAACTACAACTTTTAAACCAACTCATTTTAGATAAAGAATTCGCTCAGTCGATTATCGATGTTTTAGAACCTTCTTACTTTGACAACAAGTACTTTAAACTTGTTGTGCAAATGGTAAGAGAGTACTATGGAAAGTATCAAACGACACCCAATTTTGAGACCCTTGAGCAAATAGCTAAAACAGAAATTAGCCAAGAATTAGCCCTCAAAATAGTTGTTGATACAATAAAGCAAATTCAAGATGCACCATTTGATGGAAGCGTCTTTGTTCAAGAAAAAGCATTAAAGTTCTGTAAGCAACAAGAGCTGCAGAAAGCAATGGACAAAGCACAAAAAATTATCACTAATGGTGATTTCGAATCTTATGACCAAGTTGAAAGTATGGTGCGTGAAGCACTTCAAGTTGGAGAGAGAGAAACTGGTTTATTGGATGTGTTCAGTGGTTTAGATGATGTTTTAAATGATGATTATAGACATCCGATTCCGATGGGAATCGATGGTTTAGATAGGCTTTTAAAAGGAGGTTTAGCAAAGGGTGAAATTGGTGTTATACTTGCCCCAACGGGGGTTGGAAAAACAACTTTAATGACAAAAATTGCTAACTCGGCCTTCAGTATGGGTTATAATGTTCTTCAGATTTTCTTTGAAGACAATCCTAAAATCATTCAGCGAAAACATTTCACAATTTGGACTGGAATTGAACCTGATAATCTCTCAATCAGAAAAGACGAAGTTATTGAAAAAGTTCAAGAAATTCAAAATACAATGCCTAACAAATTGATTTTGAAGAAACTTCCTTCCGATACCTTGACTATGAATCAAATCAAAAACCAAGTACGTAAAATGATTGCTGATGGTACAAACCTTGATATGATAACCTTAGACTATATTGATTGTGTGGTTCCGGACAACCTCAAAAATGATGAATGGAAGGCTGAGGGTTCTGTCATGAGACACTTCGAGGCAATGTGCCATGAATTGGGTATTGCCGGATGGACTGCAACACAAGGTAACCGGTCTTCAATATCATCTGAAGTTGTTACTACTGACCAAATGGGAGGGTCTATTAAGAAAGCTCAAGTTGGTCACGTTATTATATCAGTTGCTAAAACACTTCAACAAAAAGAAATGAAGTTAGCTACAATAGCAATTACAAAGTCTCGTTTAGGGCAAGATGGTGTCGTTTTCGAAAACTGTAAGTTTGATAATGAACTTATAGTAATCGATACAGAATCTTCAGTTACATTCCTCGGTTTCGAAGAACAACAAGAACAGAAAAAGAGTGATAGAATTAAAGAACTGATGGAAAAAAGAAAACAAAGGGAACAACCGAATAATTTGGTTTAACTCAACTATTTTAAATTATAGGCCATTAAAAAACTAAACAAAAAACAATGAACACAACAGATAATTCAATATCTAACGAACCTCCCTTTGTAATAAAGCGCAGTGGTGATAAAGTACCTTTCGAGGAGAATAAAATTATGAATGCTATTATAAAAGCTATGCAAGGCATTGGCAAAGTTGACCGTGAAATGGCTGAAAAAATTGCAAGAATAACTAAGAAAGGAATTTTTAGAAATAATAAAATTGGGACTCCCCATGTCGACGAAATTCACGATATGGTAGAAAACAAATTAATGGATAATGGTCTCAACGATGTTGCAAAAGAATACATAATTTATAGGTCAAAACACCAACCAAATATTTTTACTAAACGAACCAATTTAAAGCCTTACGAATACCCAAATTTAATTGAATATGTGGATGCTATTCGACATTCTTATTGGGTTCATACAGAGTTTAATTTTACCTCTGACATTCAAGATTTTAAAGTTCATTTGAATGAAAAAGAACAAACTGCAGTAAAGAGAGCAATGCTGGCTATTTCACAAATCGAGATTGCCGTAAAAACATTTTGGGGTGACATCTACAAAAAACTCCCTAAACCAGAAATTGGTAGCGTTGGTGCAACTTTTGCTGAGTCTGAAGTTCGTCATGCTGACGCATATTCGCACCTAATTCAGTTACTTGGTTTAAATAGTGAATTTGAAAATCTACTTGAAGTACCAGCAATTCGTCGTCGAATCAAGTATTTAGAAAAAACAATTTCTAATACAAAGGCTATCGATAATCAGGATTACTTTGAATCGGTTGTATTGTTTTCTATGTTCGTCGAAAATGTATCATTGTTTTCCCAGTTTTTGGTAATCATGTCATTCAACAAACACAAAAACGTATTGAAAGGTACAAGTAACGCTGTTGAAGCAACTTCAAAAGAAGAAAACATTCATGCTGAATTTGGTTTTGAGCTTGTTAATCTTATTAAGAAAGAAAATCCAAGTTGGTGGACACCAGAACTAGTTGAAGATTTAATTGAAGCTACCAAGGATGCATTTAATGCTGAATCTGAAATTGTTGATTGGATTTTTGAAAAAGGTAATTTAGATTTTCTCACCAAAGAACAAACAATTGAATTTATTAAACACCGTTTTAACCTATCTTTAAATGCTATTGGTATAGATAACGTATTTGAAGTTGATACTAAACTTTTGGAAACTACCGAGTGGTTTGATGATGAAATTCTCACAACAAAACACACAGATTTCTTTAACAAGAGAAGTATCAATTACAGCAAAAAATCTAAATCAATTACCCTCAACGACCTATTTTAATTTAACACTATAACAATAATATGGAAAACAGAAAACCTTTTGACTGGATTAACGACGAGTCAATTACATTCCTCCGCAGAGGATACTTAAGTGAAGGGGAAGAACCTCTAGAACGTATCAAAACAATTGCTGAGCACGCAGAAAAACTATTGGGCATTGAAGGGTTCGCAGAGAAATTTTACGATTATATGGGTAAAGGATGGTATTCTCTATCTTCCCCCGTATGGGCTAACTTCGGTAAAAAGCGGGGTTTACCCGTAAGTTGCTTCGGTTCTAATGTTGGCGACAACATCGAATCTATTCTTTACACTCAAGCTGAAGTTGGTGAAATGAGTAAAATGGGTGGTGGTACTTCTGGTTACTTTGGAAACATTCGTGGTAGAGGTGCTGAAATTACAGATAACGGGCACGCTCCTGGTGCGGTACACTTCATGAATCTATTCCAAAGTGTAGTGGATAACATTTCACAAGGTTCTACTCGTAGAGGAAGATTTTCGCCATATCTTCCCGTAGAACATCCGGACATTATGGAATTTTTGGAAATAGGGACTGAAGGGTTTCCCATTCAAGATTTGACTCACGCTGTTACAGTTTCGGATAAATTCATGGAAGAAATGATTGCTGGGGATAAAGCAAAGAGAGCTATTTGGGCTAAAGTAATTCAAAGAAGAGGGGAAATTGGTTATCCGTATATTATGTTCTCAGATACTATGAATAACAAAGCTCCTGAGGTGTACAAAGATAAAGACATGAAAATTTCCAATTCGAATTTGTGTTCTGAGATTGCTCTTCACAATTCAGAAGAAGAGTCGTTTGTTTGTGTGCTTTCATCTATGAATGTGCTTCATTACGACGAGTGGAAAGATACTGATGCGGTGGAAATGATGGTTTATTTCTTGGACGCAGTTGTTACTGAGTTTATTAGTAAAATCGACGATTTACGAAACAACGGAACATTAGAGGGTCAACGTGCTTTCTTCTATTTAGAAAAAGCTTACAACTTTGCTACTCGACAAAGAGCATTGGGTTTAGGTGTGTTGGGTTGGCACTCCCTACTTCAATCTAAGGGTTTACCTTTCGATAGTAGAGAAACCGCAAAACTAAATGTGGAAGTGTTCAAATTGATTAAAGACAAATCTTACAAAGCTTCCTCAGAACTTGCGGAAATGTTCGGTGAACCAGAAACTTTAGTGGGATATGGTAGAAGAAATGTAACGTTGAATGCAATTGCTCCAACAACTTCTTCTGCTTTTATTCTAGGACAGGTTTCGCAATCAATCGAACCAATTTGGTCTAATTGTTATGTAAAAGACGTTGCAAAATTAAAAGTAACAATTAAAAACCCAATATTGAAAAAGTTGTTGGCAGGAATCGGTAAAGATAATAAAACAACTTGGGATAGTATCAAAAAACATGATGGTTCTGTACAACATCTTGAGTTTTTATCTGATGACCAAAAAGAGGTTTTTCGGACTTTTGCGGAAGTCAATCAATCTTCAATTGTTAACCAAGCAGCGGTTAGACAAGATTATATTGACCAAGCACAGTCTTTAAACTTGATGGTATCTCCGGATATGCCTACTAAGGATGTGAACAAACTATTAGTCGATGCTTGGCAACTTGGAGTTAAAACTTTGTATTACCAACATTCAATGAACTCGGCTCAGGCTTTCGCGAGGAAGAAGTTGGGACTAAATGATTTAGCTTGCGTGGCATGTGAGGCATAAAGATTATTTTTCCTTTTAATAAATAAAAAACCCGACACATCAGTGTTGGGTTTTTTGTTTTATTATAAAAAGTTTAGGACTATATTTATCTGATATGGCAGATGGCGTAACATATGGATTATCATTTCCTTTTGAAAATTCAACTAAAGGGGATTTTCTTTTATTAACGGAAACACAATTTGCACAAATACGAAGTGATTTGATTCACCTTCTTTTAACAAAAAAAGGTTCTAGATATTACCTACCGACTTTTGGGACTAGGTTATATGAATTTTTATTTGAACCTTTTGATGGGTTAACATTTGATGCAATCGAGGCTGACATAAGAGATTCGGTTCAACAATTTATGCCAAACTTGTTGATAAATAATATAACAATCGAGCCGGCAGACCCATTAGAAGAAGTTCCACTTGCTCGTGGTGAAAGTATACCTGGACAAGCAAAAGATAATGTATTTAGAGTTCCTGGAAAAGGAACCTCGGAATACACTGCAAAAGTAAAAATCGATTACGCAGTAGATAATAACACTTTTGCCCAAAGTGATTTCATCATATTGAATATTTAACAATATATGGCTAACAACAGAATTTCCTATACTGCAAGGGATTACGAAAGTATAAGAATAGAATTACAGAATTATGTAAGAACTTATTATCCAGAACTTATTCAGGATTTTAACGATGCTTCAGTATTTTCTGTTTTTTTGGATTTAAATGCTGCTATTGCCGACAACCTTCACTATAATATTGATAGGAGTATACAAGAAACTGTCTTGCAATATGCACAACAGCGTTCTTCAATTTATAACATTGCAAGAACCTATGGGTTGAAAATTCCAGGACAAAGACCTTCAGTTGCTTTAGTTGATTATTCTGTAACAGTTCCTGCGTTTGGTGATAAGGAAGACGAGAGATATTTGGGAATTTTGACTCGTGGGTCTCAAGTATTCGGAGCGGGAATTGCTTTTGAAAACCAAAATGACGTTGATTTTGCATCGCCATACAATAGTTCTGGATTCCCAAATAGAACAAAAATTCCAAATTTTGATGCTAATGGTAATCTTATTAATTACACAATTACCAAACGAGAGCTAGTTGTAAACGGAATTACTAAAGTTTTCAAAAGGGTAATCAATCCTGCAGATGTGAGACCTTTCTACGAATTATTTTTACCTGAAAAAAATGTTTTAGGAATTACAAGTGTGCTTTTAAAATCTGGCACCAATTACACAAATGTACCAACAGCATCTGAATTTTTGGGTTTAGATAATAGATTGTTAGAGGTAAGTGCATTAGCTGAGGATAGGGTTTTTATCGAAGACCCAACAAAAGTTTCAGACCAACCTGGTATCAAAGTTGGAAGATATATTCAAACTAACAACAGATTTATTACTGAATTCACACCAGAGGGATTTCTCAAAATGACTTTTGGAGGGGGTACTACCTCTGCACAAGACCAATTGAATGCTTTCACTAATTTAGGAACACCAATCAATTTCCAATCACTAAGTAACAACTTCTCGTTAGGTTCAACATTAATTCCAAATTCCACTTTATTTGTTCAATACAGAATTGGTGGTGGTTTGGCAACCAACATAGGAACTAATGTTATCAATCAAATTGGTACTGTTTCATTTTTTGTGAATGGTCCATCGCAAACAATTAATTCATCGGTTATTAACTCTTTAAGATGTAATAACCCAACAGCGGCAATAGGAGGTTCAAATGTACCAACAACTGAAGAGGTTAGAAATTATGTGAGTTTTAACTTTTCGGCCCAACAAAGAGCAGTTACTGTT